TCGACCGGGTTTCTGCCTTCCTCCGCGCGGACCTCGTTGACCGTGAGCCAGCCGCCCTGGATGCCGATGTTGTGGGCCTGGGCCCGCACGAGCTTGTTGCCGCGCAACAGGCCGTCGAAATCGTACTTGGTGAAGTAGTCTTCGCCGTCCAGGATGAGGTCCCGATCCGCGGCCTGCTCGAAGCGGGTGGCGAGCGGGGCCAGCGTGTAGATCACGAATTCGAGGCCCATTTGCTCGACGTCGAGCTCGGCGTCGGTGCGGATGCCGATCTGGTGCGGCATGACGCCGAAGAAGCGGCAGATGTCGATCGCATTGAAATTCAAGCTCTCCAGCCACTGGCTGTCGCGGTTCGAGAGGCCCAGCTCGTGGAGCTCCATCCCGTCCTGGAGGATCGGCGGGTTGCCGGCGTTCTCGGGCCCGGCATGGAGCTTTCGCCAGCCCTCGCGGAAGTTGCGTTTCGCGTCGGGCGTCCACGTCTTGCCGGCGGGCCGCGAGACCCAGAACGTCGGCAGCCCCCCGTTGCGGAAGAGCGAGGCGCCGTGGGTCTGCTGCGCGATCGACAGGCCGATCGTGTTCTGGGCGTATTGGAGAACCGAAACCCCGGTCACCGAGTTCAGCGAGAGTCCGCGGACGTGGAGCATCTCGGAGGCCGAGTAGTGCTCTTCCTTGCCGGGGTGCGGCCGGTAGGTGTATTTCAGGGTGCGGTCGGGGAGCTGGTCCACCGTCATGAAGTCCGGGTTCAACGGCCAAAGCTCGATGCCCCGGCCCTGGTCCACGATGCGATTGTAGAAGTTGCCCCGCAGACAGATGTGGGCGACGCCCATTTCCTTCCACTCGATGGGCGTCATCCAGCGGTTGGGGCGCGTGTGGAGAACGTCCCACAGGTAGTAATCCGGGGCCGGCCGCACGGCGCCGCCGCCCAAGCGGCGCATGACCTTCCACGGCAACGCGCCCAGCGATTCCCGCAGGACGCGGATGCACGAGAACACCGCGCCCACTTTCAGGGCGTTGTCGGGCTTGACGACGATACCGGTCGCCGTCGGCGGCGTGACCGGCTGGTACCAGAACGGATCCAGCGGGCCGGGCGTAGCCGAGGAGCGAGGCGCAGGGAGGAAGTCGCGGAAGGCGCGGGCGAGGTCGAGCATGGCGGGGTTGCCAGTGGTCAGTGGTCAGTCGTCAGTTGCGGGCCGCTGCGCGTTAGTAGGGTTACGCCGTCGGCTCGCCAAACCTTCATCCTTGATCCTTCATCCTTCATCCTTCGTCTCCGACTTCAGCAGGGCGCCGGCCGTGCCGATGCAGGTTGCGCCCAGGAAAATCAGGGCGATGGCGGGATGGACGAGCCAGGCCCCGGCAGCGATCGCCCCGATGCCCAAGAGCACCAGCCAGTTGCGAGTGAGCACGAGAGCGCGGTCGGGGGGGGGAATGTCGCGGGTCATCATGGCAGGATTCAGGGTGTGCAGGGTGGGAGGCTCGTAAACGGTATTGCCGTCCGACATGGTTCAATCTCCAAAGAGGCCGTCCAGGCGGCGGACCTCGGCCAGGACGGCGGAACATTCCTCGCTCCGGCCGGCGTCGGAGAGCCGCAGGGCGTAGCGTTCCAGGGCGTCGCGGATCGTGCGGCGGTAGGCCGTTGCCGTGCATTCGATCTTCTGGCCGCCGGCGAGGGTTTCGATCGCCGCCGCGGCTACCTTGGATTCCGGCGGGGGCGGATCCGCGGCGGCGGCTTTGGCCTTGCGGCCGGTTCGGGCCTTGCGAGCGCGGCCGTCCGCGGTCCGTGGTCCGTGGTCCGTCGCCGAAGAGTCCTGCGGGCCCTCCTCGGCGGAAACACCGGTCTCGGCCGATTCGGGCGGCGACTGACCACTGACCACCGACAATTGACCACTTTCCTCTTCTTCCATCAGGTCCTCCACGCAAAACACGGTCGGGGTGTCCTCGTCCGTCTCGTAGGCACTCGGGGGCTCGGGCGGGGCCCAGGCTCCGGAAAGGCCCATCACGCCGGCCACGATGCCGTCGATCGAGCGGATGTCGTTGGGCTTGGGTTTCACGGGCCGCTTGTTGCGGTTCGAGTCGGTCCAGACCTTGCAGTGCCCGGCCTGCCAGGTGAGGAGGGCGTTGCGGTTGTGCTCGAGCCGGCCGCCGAGCACGAGCCGCTCGTATTCGGCGGTGGGGCCCGCGAAAGTCATCAGGGTCTGGGGGAACTTGATGACCTCGCAGTCGGGGTAATGCTCGGTGACCCACTGGGCCGTGTCGGCGCCGTACATCGGGTCGTAGCGGAACGACAGGACCTTGAACTTCTCGTGGCCCGCGGCCAGGGCCTCGCGAATCAGGCTGTATTCGATGACCGCCCCGGGAACGATGGTGAGCCAGCCGGCCTGCTCCCACACGCGGTAATCGAGGAGGTGCTTCCGCTCTTCGACCGTCTTCTCCGGGATCCAGAAGTGTACGAGCTGGCGGTAGCTGGTCCGGCCGTCCTCCCGCTCGACCGGGAAGACGCGGGCCACCGCCGACATGTCCCCGGTCAAGGAGAGGTCCAGGGCCTCATGGCACTCCGCTCCCTCCAGGTCCGCCTCGGAGAAATCGGCGCCGCACTTCTCCCAGGCGGGGATCGAGAGCCAGGGCGAAACGGCCGTGTCCCACACGCCATAGGTCAGGCGGAGGAGGTTCGGCAGCTCGCTCGGCGTCTGGATCGCGTCGCGGATGTCCTGCAGGAGGTCGCGCTCCTGGATGACGTGGCCCAAGCCGGGATTGCAGCGGCGGGCGATCGGCAGCTCGCACGATCCGGCCTTGACCGCCTCGATCTCGGCTTCCGCCTCCTCGCGGCTGGCCGAGAGGATCAAGGCGAAGAAGTCGTCGTCGTAGCTCGTGCCGTCGAGGATCGCCTTGGCCTTCTCCCGCTGGCGGTAACACAGGCTCTGCAGGTTGTCGCCGGCGTTGGTGATCACCAGCAGGAGCGGCTGCCGGCGGGCGCGGAAGGCATAGCGGATCGAGCGCCATAGTTCGTCCCCGTACCACTCGTGCAGCTCGTCGGCGATCGCACAGTGCAGGCTCGGGCCGTGCTTGCCGCGGGGCGCGGCCGACACGGCGCGGTAGTAGCTGTTCGTGGCCGGATAGCTGATGTTGAACGTCGAGCGGTTGATCTTGAGGACCGCGGCCAGCTTGGGCGACTCGTCGGCCATCGTCACCGCGTCGTCATGCACGACGCGGGCCTGGTTCTTGTCGCCGCCGAGCGACCAGATTTCCGCGCCGGGCTCCTCGTCGCCGGCGAGCATGTACAAGCCGCTGCCCGCGGCCATCGTGCTCTTGTAGTTTTTCTTGGGCAGCTCGACGTAGCTCCGCCGGAAACGCCGCGTGCCGTCGTCGCGGACCCAGCCGAACAGCGGGGAGAAAAATTGCTCGCGCTGCCAGTCGTTGGGGACGAACGGCTCGCCTCTCCACTGGCCTTTCGTGTGGCACAGGTTCGCCGCGAACCAATCGCAGACGTACGTTGCCAGCCGCTCGTTGAACCGGCAGCCGTTGCGGACCGCGCGCTCGTCGGCGGGACCGCGGATCCAGCGGGACTGCGACCGCGCCGAGGCTCGGATCTTTCCGGGAGGCTTCTTGCCGGCGGCGACCGCCGCCACGATCGGGCCGTGGCGATCAGCGCGATACGTTCCCTCGCGGAGATGTTCCTCGATCGTTTTGCGGTTCCAACCGCCGCCGCGGTTCCTGCTGGTTCGGTCAACCGGCGTCTTTTTCGCCGCCGGAGGTTTTTTCGCTGGCGACCTTTTTTTCGCTGCCGCCAATTTTCGCGCGCGGGGTGCACAACGGTCTACTGAGGTCAAACGCATTCGATCTGACCCTCCCTCCCCCCGGAGGAAGGTTACGGGATCTGGCAGCGATCGCCGCCCGCCAGCCGCGGCCGAGCGGCTCGATCAGATCGTGGCAGGCCTGCGAGCACACGGCCACGAGCTGCTCATCATCGACGATCACCTCGTGGCCTCCGCTCACAGCCTCGATGTGGTGAGCTATTCGCGCCGGCCGAATCCATCCGCGCGCTCCGCACACTTCGCAGAGCGGATGGCTCGCCAAGAACTGTTCGCGGCGCGATTGCCAGGCGCGATCGTAGCCGCGCGCGGCCGCCGGAATGCGGCGATCCGGGGCAACGCGCCGCGGACCGCAGATCGAACACACGTCGCCGCTGACGATTCCGCGGCATCCCGGCCGGCTGCAAATGCGCTTCGGCTTTTCCATCACTTCCAGTGGGCGAAGAGATAGCTCACCAAGACCCCGGCCGAGCTGCCGAGCGCGGCGAGACCGGTCCACGCGAGCTTGGACCAGATGCCGTGCTCGGTCTGCAGTACGGCCACGTCGGTCTCGACCGCGCCGATCCGGTCCGTGATCGGCTTGTGGGCGGCGTCGCCCATCACCACGCCGTGGACCTCGCGCATTTGCGCAGCGGTGGTGCTCACAAGCTCGAGGAGCTTGCATCCCTCTTCGCATGCGAGTGTGCAGGACCGCGGCATCGGCATGGCGAAACGAGAGAAGCGCCGGCCGGCGCTCTGTCTGCCTGTTTGAAAGGGTTACTTGGCGGGCGTGGTGCTGGCCAGGCCGGCGGCCGCGGCCGCGGCGGCGTTGGCGGCGATCCAGCTCTGGATCACCTTCACGACGGCGGGCGCGCGGCCCGGATCGGAGAGCGCGCCGGCCAGCTCGCCGACGAGCACCTTATTGAGGAGCGTGGCGGCGCTGGCCGGATTGCTCAGCGTCCGCACCAGGTACTCGCACTCCTTGCAGAAAGCCGGCAGATCCCCGACCACCAGGTCCTGCAGGAGCGCGGCGATGTCCGGCATGCTGTAGGTGGTGAAGAGGGTACTGAGCGTCTGGAAGGTGCGCTTCCACCGCGCCAGGCCGCTGCGGAACTGGGCCACGAGGACAACGGCGGCAACGGTCACGAGGGCCGCCAGGACGAGGATCGCGAGGTGTTCGGGGGTCACGAGAGAAACTCCGGGGGAAAATGGGCAACGGAAAGGGGAATCGCCAAAGCCCCCCGACTGCGTCCGGGGGATTTCATCGGCGAGACGACATGCTCACGAGCTGCCGGCGGGTGGCGAGCCGCGCATCCGCACGACGAACGCCACCGGTGCGGACACCAGCAGCGTCAGGATCACCACGACCGCCAGCACGCCGTACGGAAATCGCGGCCGCTGCGGGGTCACGGGGAGGGGAGCCACTGCCGGCGACGTCGCCGAACTGGGCACGGTAACGCTCACGTTCACCTCTTCTTTGGGGCACTTTGCGCGGCCGTTCCACGGGAGCAACGCATGCCGATGGGCGGCGCGGTCCCGCTTTTGGCAGTCGGCGGCGCTCGGCGTAGCCGGCGAGGTCGCCTGGGGACAGCAGTTGCCGCCGCACGGGCAGGTTGCCGCCGGCGCGGGCGCAGGAGACGTATCGGCGGGCTGCAGGGACACGATCGCCAAGCCGCCGATCAGGACGATCGCGGCAAGCGCCGCCACGGCGCAGACACGGGGACTCATGCCAAACTCCTTCAGAGGTCAGAGGAAGCGTCACCGGGACGCGGGTAAACGAATGTAAGGGCCTTGCCGCCGCAGGCGCACCAGGTGGCGAGGAACTTCGCCTTGGGCATCCGGGTAATGCGGCGATTGATGGTGCCCAGGAGGACGGCCTTGCCGTCGCCGTCGTAACCGCAGAAGGTGATCGCATGATCGCCCGGGCGGTCGGCCTGCCAATAAATGGCGGCGCCGAGGGCATTCTCAGAGCACCAGTCGAGAAATCGCTCGTCGCCGCTGAGCGTGTACCGGCAATCGAGCCCCAGGGCTCGGGCGATCTCCGCGACCTCGGCGATCCCGGCCGGGCCGCCGAAGTTGTCGTACCAGTAGTCGGCCAGCGGCTGCTGGCCGTGGGCGTAAAGGAGATTCTGACAGGCCGCGTGCATGCACGAGCCGGCCTGGTCCGCGCCCCAGGGATAACTGGGCACGCGCATGAATCGCGGGACCTCGATCGGCGAGGCGGTGGCTGGCGCCGGCGGCTCCGCCGGTGTACGATCGCCGGCGTCGCAACCGGCCAGGAGGAGCCCGAGGAAAATCGGTCGGATCAGTCGGATCAGTCGGATCGGTCGGATCGGTCGGATCGGTCGGATCATGGTTTAGTGGCCCAGGAGCCTGTGGAGCCAGGCCGCCAGAAAGTGCTGGATCGCCAGCAGGTGCTCCGCGCCCAGGATGGTGATCGTTGCGACCAACAGCAGGTTTCGCGGGTTCATGGCATCAGGGTCGCGCGGTATTCGTAGAATAGGCTGCGGGCCAAATCGCCCGGCTCGGTGAGCCGGTCGGGCAGGTGGGGGACCGGATCGACGCCGCCGCCCTTGCGGCAGGCGGCCGAGACGGCCTCGCTGCAGAACGGCGGGTGCCAGTCCTCGGTTTCGTCGTCGCAGTTGACCGGCGTCAGGAACCGCACGATCGGCAGGTGCAGGATCCCGTCGGCGATCAGGTGGCCCCAGCCGTAGCCGCGGTTGACATAGTGCCGCATCCACTTCACGGCGCCCAGGCGGTTGAACTCGTGCCAGCGGTTTCCGGGGTTCGTGGAAAACCAGTCCCAGCACCCTCGGTTCTTGGCGACTTCTTTCGCCAGCGAAGTCGAGCGGCCGCCCCGCCACATGAGCATCTGCAGGACCCGCCACTCGCCCAGATCGCGGTCGAGCATCCCGGCGTGGCAGTACGTCGAGCGGCCGCCCCTGGCGATCGCCACGTCGCGGAGCGAATCGTCCTGATGGTACAGGAGCAGGTCGCCGGGCAGCATCAGGCGGTCGACGTCGGCGAGGCGGAGGGTGGGCATAGGTGTCAGGTGACAGGTGTCAGGGAAGGGGTCGGCCGGCTTCACCCACCGGTCCGCGAGGTGCCGACTGGTACCTGCTTTCGCGGTCGCCCGCGCCACCGGGCCCGGCACCAGGTTTCGGCCCATCACGGCCGCTCAGGGCAATTTCGACGGGGTGGAAAAAGTCGGGGGGCTCTCGGGAATTGAGCTACGGGTACGCCTTCCGGCGCCGCCGGCGGGAGTTGCACCCGCATCTCCCCCCGTAAGGCAAGGTGTCAGGTGTCAGGGAAGGGGGAGGCCGGCTTCACCCACCGGTCCGCGAGGTGCCGAGACCGACGCATCCCGCGCCACCGGGACCGGCACCAGGTTTCCGCCCACTACGGCGGCTCAGGGCATGTTTCATAAGGCGGGGCTCGCGGGAATTGAGCTACGGGGCACGCTTGCGCACGCCCCGGCAGGAATTGCGCCTGCATCTCCCGCCGTAAGCGAAGGTGTCAGGTGAGAGGTGTCAGGTCTCAGGTCACCCGGTCCGCGCGGCGCGCCGGCCGGCGGGGCCCACGACGAGCTTCCAGCGGCGGGCGCAGGAGTGCAGCCACTGCTCGTTCACGGGCAGATTGTTCTGGTCGACGAACTGGTCGACGGGGCGGAGCGCGCGGCCGCCGGAGATTCTCAACTGATTGTCGCGGGCGGCGAAGACCTGGGGCAGGAGGGTCTTCTCGATCTCGCTCAGCTCGCGGTACAGCGGCTTCACGGCGTCCAGCTTCGCCTGGATTTCGATCAGCCGCGCGGCGGCGGCGTCAATCTCTTTGCGGGTCATGTACGGCCTCGGGCTTGGGTCTCGGTTTCCAATCCTCAATCCCCAATCCCCAATCCCTGGAATTGAAGAGGGACGCGCGGCCGCGGGTCCAAAGTAGTGAGCGGACTTCGGGAGTTCCGCGGCCGCGCGTCTTCCGGGGCCGCGCGTACACCATACGGAGCCGTGTGCGGCCCGGATCGGGCGGTCAGGCGCCAGAGGGGAGCGCGGACCGTCGAGCCGGCGGGAGAGAGGGCATGGAAAGTGGCGAGTGACTGGTGGCGAGCGGCGGGCAGATAGCCGGCGGCAAACTGCCGCCGGTCGTTAGATCCTGCCTCAACGCGCAACTCTAGGTCACGTTTTGCGGCGTGGCAAATCGGCAACGCGGATTTTCTTTCGCCACGCCCGATGTGGCGGAAAAGCCACGCCGCCACCGGCCCTCGCCGGCAAATCCGGCGCAACCGGACCGGCAGGACCGGTCAGTGGTCAGTCGTCAGTGGTCAGTGGCAACGGACCGCGGACAACTGACGACTGACTGCGGACGGCGTAGCGCATAATTGCGCATCCGCCGTCGCCCGCGAGCAACCGGGCGTTTCCCAGGGCTGCTCGCCGCGTCCCGATACGGAAAGACCCCGCGGCGAGCGCCCCGGGCGGATCGGAACCAGGTACCAGGTGAGAGGTGTCAGGTGTCAGGCAGGGGACAGGGAGCAGGGACCGGGGAAGAGCATCCGCTGGCCGGGGTCGGCCCGATCGTCCGCGTGGTGCTGGTGGGGATCGCGGCGTACCTGCTCACGACCGGCTGGCCGTTCGAGCCGATTCTCCGCGCCCTGTGCGGCTGGAGGCAGTAGCATGAGCATGTTCCGCCGCGCGCCGCTGGACGCCGCCGCCGCCCGCCAGGTCCTGGCCAACTGGGGCGCGCCGGAGGCGATCCCCGATCCGCCGCCGCAGAAGCCGCCAGTCGTCAGTGGTCAGTCGTCAGTGGCGAAAGCGCTGGTGATGGCCACCGGGATGGCGTTTGACCGATCGGCCCGGCCAGTCCGATCCGACCTTGAACCGCTTCGCCCGCCGGTGCCTGCCGGCAAACCGGCTGCAGCACCGGCGAAGGCCCCGGTGCGGTCCGCACCGGCGGCGCCGCCGCAGAAGCCGGTTGTCAGTGGTCAGTCGTCAGTGGTCAACGGGCAAGGGACAACGGACAAGGGACGGCAGGCCGCGTACGTCAGCCTGGCCGAAGCCGCCGAGCGGCTCAGTTGCGCGCCCAAGACCTTGGAGCGGTGGCTCGTGGCCGGAAAGATTCCGGGGTTCAAAATGGGCCGCCGCTGGCGCGTGCGGCTCGGCGAGGTCGAGGCGGTCCTGCGGGCCGCTTCGGGCCGCAACGGGACACCGCGGGCCTGATCGGGCCTCTCGCGACGCGGCGGGCCTCGACGGGCCCCTGCGGGCCGCCGCGGGACCTCGCTCGCGGCACGGCCCGGGCCGCACCCGGCGGAATCGCCGGTGGGGGCCTCGGGGCCATCATCCCTCCGATCAGTCCGGTCCGACCGATCCGGCGGGCTGCCGCAGGCCCGTCGAGGCCCGCTCGGGCCCGCGGGGGCCCGCTGTTCCGCCGGTGTCGCCGGCGGGGCGGGGCAGGGGAAGAGCAGTGGGCGGTGGGCAGTGAGCAGTGGGCAGGAAGGCATAGCCAACGGCTACACGCCGGCCCGGGGCGATCGCCGCCGGCCGACGCCGGCATTCCCGGCGGTGATCGATCGAGCATCGCCGTTCCCGCCGCTGCCTCCAGGAACGGCGGCCAGCAGGGCCTCCATGAGCATCAGCCTCTTCAGCCGCGGCATCCTGCGAAGCCGCTCGATCCAGCGGCGTTTCTGCCGCGCCAGGTTCTCCCGCTCGCGGTAATTCTGGCCCAGGAAACGGTAATCGTGCAACTCGGCAGGCTCGGGATAATTCATCCACAGCCACTGGTCGCGGCTGAATCCGCCGCGGGTGATCTCGGGCCAGTGGATCGACCGCCAGCGGGCCAGCTTCGCGGCGTAGAGCTCCGAGAAATAGCCGCTGACGGCCACGGGGCAGGTGAGCTTGCCCAGCAGGTCGAGCAGCTCCGCGTGCTGGGCGGCCGTAAGGACGTGCTCGTACCGCGGGCGGGTCGAGCAGGAGGTTTCGAGGTACGGCGGATCGGCGTAGATGAAGGCATTGGGGATCGGAGATTGGGGATTGGAGACGAGCCGTCGCACGAACTCGATCGCGTCCCCGTGGATCAAGAGGGTCCCTGGTCCCTCGTCCGCGGCCCATTGCAAGTGACCACTGACCACTGACAACTGACAACTGACCACCGCCGGTACCTTACCGGCCAAAGCGTCGATTGCGCCCGGGCTGAGGTCCACGGCGATCGAGAGCCTGGCCGGCCGCTTGTGGCGGAGGACCGCCGCGGAGCCGGCGAAGAGCTCGACGTACGCTCCGTGCGGCGGGATCTGATTGATGATCCGGCTCAATGTCTGTCGCAAGTTCTTGCCGCCGGGGAAGCGCATAGGTGTCATTACTCCAAACTGTGACTCAACCAGGTCCCGTCACAAGGCGGAGGACCTGTCACGGGTCGCCCGCAGCGTCGTCACACCGTCTCCAGCTCAGTCACGGCCAGGTGACCACCGGCCGCCGACCCGGGGTACCGGGTGCCCCGCCCCGGCGGAGCCGCTCCATCCGTTTCCGGCAGGCCGCCGTCGCCGTGACTGCACGTGGGCTCACGAGCCGCCCGCAGCCGCAGAGGCAGTCCGCAGCGTGGTCACGAGGCCCGGCCGCCAGGACGGCCTCCGCCGCCACCAGGCCCATGCCCAGCGGAACGGCGTTCCCGATCGCCCACCAAAGGGCCCGTTTCCGCAGTCCGGGGGCGCGAAACGAGCCCGGCAGCCCCTGGGCGCGGCAGTGGTCGCGGAAGGACCGGCCGTTTTGCCAAGGCTGCGACGCCATCGCAACCGCCACCTGGCGAGTCACGGCCCCGCGGACCGTCCCACGTGGGGTCACAGGCTGCCGTTTCGGCCGGCAAATCCAGCCCCGCCGATCGCCGTACTGGAAATGCCGGCAGCGGAGCTGGCGGCCGCCGCACTCGGCATCCCAGAGGTCGAACCGCTGCACCTGGTAGCCATCGAGTCGCACGTCAGGCACCCGCGGCACGTTTTCGAGCACGAACGCCGGCGGGTCGCATTCGGCGACGATCCGCAGGAAGTGCCGGAGCATTTCGACGCCCAAGCCGCTCGGCGGCCCGCGCCGCGAGCTGGAGAAATCCTGGCAGGGTGGTCCGCCGATCACCAGGTCGAACCGCCCGGGGACCCCGTGGAAGTCGCGGATGTCCCGCCCGAACAATTTTTCGGGTCCTGTCACGACCGAGCAGCCCGCCAGCCGGAATGCCTCGCCGAAGAGATCGACGCCCGGGAAGAGGCTCAACACGAGTTTCGCCGGCGGGGTCACGTTTTCCAACGGCCGCGTCACGGCGCCGGCCGTCCGCAGCGTAGTCACAGCCGGCATCCGGACCGTCACATTTTCCAACCGCCGCGTCACGGCGGGGGCCACCACCAGGTCAGTCACGGTCGGAAGTCGACGTGTCACGGGAGTGGTGAAATCAGATCGGCCAGGCTGCGGAGGAGGGCGGCCAGGTCCGCGTGGAACGTGGGGAGGAAATTGGCGCCGGCGGGATACCGCGTCGCCGTCATGCGGATGTGCCGCGCGATGTGATGGAGGTCCGGGGCGTAGGCCGCCGGCTGGCCGTTCCAGTAGCCGGCGTCGCCGACCTCCGCGGCCCTGGGCGCCCGCTTCTCCAGCGGCAGGCGCGGCAGCGGCTCCGCCTCCTCCCTGACGCCTGACGCCTGACACCTCTCACCTTCCGCAGGGCCCCCCTGCCCTGCCCTGCCCTGGCCGGCAGAGTTTGCCGGATCGGAGGATTTTCGCTGAGGCAATTCCTCGGCCGGCGTGACATACTCGTGCACGATCTCGGCCACGAGCTCCGCGGTGGGCCGCCGCTTGCCGTCCGGGCCCGGCATAATCCGCTTGGCGATGATCGTGGCCACCTCGGGCGCGTCGGCCGGATCGAGCTTCTGGAAGTCGCGGCCGCGGACGTGGGACTCGGTGATCACGAGCTGCGATTTCTCGATCACCTTTCCGGCCGCATCGTTGAAGTTGGCGCAGCGGATCTGCCGGTAGGCATCCGAGCGCGAGAAACCATGGGCCCGGCAGTAATCCTCGAAAGTGCCTTCTCCGCGGTACAGCCGCTCGGCCTGGATCTTGGCCAGGGCCCGGCCGACCTCCAGGAACGTATCGCGGCCCTTTTCGATCACCCGCTCGAGCCGGGCCAACTCGCGGCGCTCGTCGCGCGTCAGGGGCTCGACCAGCTCGCCGGCCGGGGGGGAGGGATTGGGGATCGGGGATTGGGGATTGGAAGGAACGGCGGCGGTGGGAGGGCGGCGAGTGGCGGGCGGCGAGTGACGAGCGGAAACCGCTTGCGCCCCTCGCAGCACGCCGGCGTCGCCGCCGGCGGCGACGTAATCCGGCGGGTAAGCGCCGCTGGCGGGGCAGCCGGTGCTCTGCCGGCACGTCGCGCAATTCTCGGGGCAGTCGCCCCGCGGCCCTTCACCGGCAATCTCCGTCTGCCGTTTGGATCCGCCGCCGGCCTTTTCGGCGGTGGGGCGGAGCTTGCGCCCGGACTTCGCGGCCTTGCGGCTCGGCGACTTTGCGTGGGATCCGTTGCCGGCAGCCGCGGCGGTCCGGACCGGCGTTCCCGGCGGCGGCGCCTTCCCGCGCCGCTCGAATCTCTGGCGGAACTTGCGGAGGGCCTTCCGCACCTGGAAGAGCTGTTTCTCCTCGAGCTCGCGCAGCGCCAGGGGGCGCTCGAGGTAGAGCAGGATTTCGGTCGCTCGATTGGCGACGGCCTCCTCGAGACTTCGGAAAAGCTGGCCGGCACGAAAGTCAACCGGCACGTCGCGGGCGAGGCCGCCGCCGGTGATCGAGCACCCGGCAGCCCACGCGCGCAGCCTGAGGGCGTGATTCACCCGCTCCTGCGCCGTGATCGCGATCTCGATCCCCGGCACGCCGACCGGCAGGATGATCCGTTCAGGCTTGCCGGCCGTAACCGTCTTCTTCGCCCGCTTCACCATTAGCCCCTCCATCGCACGCCCCCTTTCTTCCTCGCACCTGACACCTCGCACCTGACACCTGGTTCAAATCGCCCCGCGCCGGCCCCGTCCCGTGACAGGCTCGTCGGCATCCGGCGCGGGGCCGCCGGCCGAGACGATCGGCCGGTGGGAATCCCGCAGCGCGCTTTGATCGCACGCATTCGAGGCTGCGGGAGTCCTTCGGGTTTTCATTGTTGGTTCACCTCGGCTTGGCGCGCATGGCGGCCCGGCCTTCCGCCATTATCCGCCGGCACTCTGCCGTTATCGCCAGGACCTTTGCCACGTCCTCCGGCGAATTTGCCGCCGGCCCGGGCGCTGCCGGCCTTTCCGGCGGTGCCGCCGGCGGAGGAGGCAGCGGGGCGTGGAATTGCGCGGCCTCCTCGGCCGGCGCCATGACTGCTCCGAACCAGCCGGGCGTGATGTCTCCCGCCCCGCCGCCGATCCGGCACCATTTGAAAAGCTCCTCGCGGAGCATGGCGAACCACAGGCCCAGCGGCCTGCGACTGCGGCCCTCCTTCCGCGCGAGGCGGATCGCGGCATTCGCCCGCCCGATCCACTCGCGACCGAAGAGCAACACGGCCAGGATCGCCGCGGCCCAGAACCGCCGGCGGCTCTCGTGGCTCATCCGATCCCACGGCGTGGCCGGCAGGACCGAGGCGGCGGCTTCTCGCGCGACCGTCTCGATCCGCTCCCACGTCGCTTCGATTTTTTGCCCACTACTGTCGACGACGACGACAGTACTGTAAGACGACAGAAGACCGTGCGCGCATGCGAGCGCGCGATCCATGGAACCTGCCGGCGCTCCATGGACGTATCGCCGTTCGCTAGGGCCCCCGTCCGAAGGGGCGACCCTAGCGAACCGTTCGCTAGGACCCCCGTTTTCGGGATGCTTTTGTTCGCTAGGGGTAGCGAACGGTTCGCTAGGGCCCCCGGAAGGATGGACGGGGGAAAACGGCGCGGCCTGCAAGTCGCACCCCGGCCGCGCCGTCCCCCCCACCGCCCCCGCGCCGGGGACTTCCGGGACGGCGCCCGGATAGTCGACTCCCAGCCGCGCGAGGATGGCGTGCCACTGCAACTGCACGAGCGGAAACTGGAGCGAGCCGCGATGATCGCGCCGCTCCGTGAATTTCAGCATCCCCAGATCACGCCAGAACCAGCCGCCGTACTGGACGCAGCGTTTCCCGACGCCCAGGTAGTACTCGCCGATCTTGGCGGCGTCAAAGGCGATCGGGCGGCCGCCGGGATCCTCATGCTCCATGAACCAGGTCAGGAGCCTGCGGTAGGTCCGCCGCGCCCCGACCAGGCCGGCCAGCTTGATCGCGATGTCCAAACGGTCCTCGCCGCGGAGCTCGGCGATCTCCAGCAGCTCCGGAGGCTGCGCATCCTTGTGCGTTCGCATCATGCGTTCCTCGCGATCCTGGTCCTGTCCTATGAAAACCCCCCGATGCAATCGGGGGGCTTCGATTCGCTTGCGCTCACTTCCGCCGCCGCCGGCTCTGCCCGACGATCTTGCGGAACTCCGCATAAAGCCGCTTGGGGAGCTGCCGGTCGGCAGTGATCGGCTCCGGCCAGGTCCACTCCCGCCCGCAGCCGCAGGCCAGGTCCGGCAGCCGGAATTTCTCCAGCAGCCGCGGCAGGCGGCGGAGCGTATCGAGGTAGTGCGCGAACACCACCCCGCCGCCGTGCCCCAGTTGCGCCGACTCGGCCACCGGATCGCGGCGGTAGAGCCAGGTCGAGCAGACCTGCCGCAGGGCCTGGTGCGGCTTGTAGGGCACCGTCGTCGCCGCGAGCGGCCGCCGGCAGTGCCGCGTGCAATTCTGCCAGTTCGATTCGCTGTTGTCCCAGCCGGCCAGCCGGGCGCTTCCCGGCGATTGCATCTCGGGGAACAGGAACCGCTCGCTCCACCGTTCGCGGAGCGATTTCAGACAGGCCAGGGCCTGGCTGCTCACGTACAGGATCCGCGGCTTGTGGGTCTTCGTGTCCGGCAGGAGGAGCCAGTGGCCCTCGACGTATTCCATCCGCGCCCCCAGGAGCTCGCCGATCCGCATGCCGGTCAGCAGGCAGGCGGCCTGCATCAAGACGATCCGCGGGGCCGCCAGTCGATCGAGCGAGAGGTACTCGTGCCACCACTCGCGGACGTCCGACCGCCGCGGCACCAGGGGCGGCGGCAGGGCCATGTTGGGCCGGTCGTCGCGGTGCAGCTTCGTCGGCAGCCCGAGGTAATCGAAGAAGGGCCGCAGGCTCGACCAGAAGCGGCCGATCGTCTGCTCGCTCCGCGGTTGGCCGGCGGCCGCCCGTTTCGGCGGCCAGGCGAAGAAGCCCGAGACGGTGCCCGGCGTGATCTGGCGGGGCAGCGACCACGGCCGCCGCCGCCGTTGCGGCGTGTCGCGGAGCCATTGCAGCCACTTGGCCGGCGTGTCGCTCCGCAGCTCGCGGATCGGGATGTCCGCCCCGCAGAACTCGATGAAATACCAGAGATCCTCCTGGGTGCCCTTGACGGTCCGCGCCGCCACGCCGGACCGTTTCAGCTCCGCCATGAAGTCGGCGGCCGCATCGCTGAGCGAGCGGTCCGTTGTCCGCTGCCCCTTGTCCCGACGCTGCTCTAACCTCCGTGTCTCCTGCTCCTGAGTGTGCTGGATCATTTGAAATCTCCAGGAGACAACCAAGAAAGCGGCCCGCCGACGAAGCGTCCGCGGCGCCGGGTTTCGAGCATAATTGCGGGGGTCGGCCGGGGCGAATACCGGATGGACAATCCGGTAGTCGCCCCGAATCGGCTCCTCTGACACCTGACACCTGGCACCTGACACCTGGCCTCATCCCAGCGCCTCCCCTCTCCGCAGTTTGCAAGCCGCTACGCCGATCCGGTGCAGGAGGTCCGCCGGCAGCCAGCCCTTGGTCTGGATGAAAGTCCCGCGGAGCGGATCGGCGGAGCTGGTGAACTCGTCGGCCGGGCCCGGCTCGAGGTCGATCACCACGGCAGCGCAGTCCCGCAGCCCGCCGGCGCGAAACGTCGCCCGCCGCGCGGCGTCGCCGTTGTATTCGTATTGCCCGAGGTCCTCGGGCCGCCAGTCGTTGGCCGGCTGCAGGATGATCGCGGCGAAGCTCATGGGGGAGGGTCCGTGGTTAGTGGTCAGTTGTAGGGTGGATCGAGTTCTACGAGACCCACCAACTCTGCCTCGATCACGATTTTCGGGCCCATCTTCGGCCGCAAAAGTTCGATCGCGTTCATGATCGCGCGGAGGAACTCGTTCTGCACGCCCGCGCCCTGGGCCTCGATCACGCACTCGCTGACGTGGTACGCGCCGGGCGCCAGGATCCTGGCCCACACGCCGCGCCTGGCCACCTCGCACTGCGACTGCCGCACCTCGATCCGCATTGCCGTCGCCTCGTCAATGTCCAGCAGCGTCGCCCCGCTGATCCACTCCACGTCGTCGGCGAAGAACCTCCAGCCCAGAAGCGTCCACTCGGCTGAGCCATTCCACCGCGCGCCGTGCTCGACTCGCCGCGCCATCAGCCGCAGCGGTCCGCGGCCCGCGTGCTCCGCCGCGTGGAACGCGGACGGCCGCCGGGACGAATAGTTCGCGTCCCTCGGCGGATCAGCGCAGCGCTCGCATCCGATGGCGGTGGTGCTCATGGGGCAGGGTCCGTGGTTGGTGGTTCGTGGCCCTTGGCAACTGACAACTGGCCACTGGCAACTGACGCCTTCGCCGCCGCCGCCCGGAAGAGGCGATGGTACCCGGGCCGCTCCGGCTGCATTTCCAGGCCGGCGGCCGCCAGCACTCCCGCCTGGATCAGCCTGGCGATCACGCGGCGGTGGGTCTGATCGGCGAAGTTCCGCCGGAGCGGGAATACGGTATCGACGCCGATCCACTCGCCGCGGTGCGCGTCGCAGACCCCGACGACCTGGCCCAGCGTTTCGAGCTCCACCAGCGAGAGGAGCCGGCCGTCGATCGCCAGCTCCGTCAGCTCGACGTCGCCCCGGCGGCGTGCCCGCCACTGCCCGATCCCGCGATCGAAGAAAGCCCGCTGCATCCCGCCCGCCCGTTCGCACGCCCGGCAGTGCAGCCCCGCCAGGTCCTCGGCCGCCAGCAGCGGCCGCGAATCCTTCAGGCGGACCTGCGTCACGATCATGCAATGCTGGCAGATCAGGGCGGGCATGGGAGGAAGGTTTCAGGTGTCAGGTGTCAGGCGTCAGTGCCGCGGCTACCGCCGTTTCGGCCGCTGCTCGATCGACGTATCGACGTACGGCTCCAATTCCTCGACGACGACCCGGATCAGGCGGAGGGCCTCGATCACCTCCCGCGCGTGCTGCCGGGCAGTCTCGCGCTGGTAGACGGCCAGGCGGGTCAGCCGCGCACGCCGGCCGTAGCGCGCCGCATAGCTCTTCGCG